ATCTAATGGTGTTTCTACAAACATAGGTCAAGTTCAAAGACAATCACCTAATGAAGCAGATTTATTTTTAGGTGGTTCAGGTGGTAAAACTATGACACTAACAAGTGGAAATAATGTCGGTATCGGAACTGATTCGCCTGATGCTCGTTTTTCAGTTGTAACTGCAACTGCAAATAGTACAGCCTCAAGAATCGGTGGTTTAGAATATTCGGGAACTCAGCGAGGTTTAACAATTAAAACTTTTCAAAGTAATGGTGGTGATGATTGTGGAGTCGAATTTAATGCAGCCGAAGGTTTATCAGGCTATGGTTCATTTATATTTAAAGCAGATACTGCTGAACGTTTGCGTATCGCAAATGATGGTGTAATACAAAACGCAACGATAAATAGTTCTACAGCATCTGCATTTAAAATTTCTAATAATGCAGGTTCAGCTAATTTTACTTATGGTATGACAATAGAAGATGATTCTTCTAATACTGGATTTATTTTATTTGCACAAGCAGATGGTACTGCTGTAGGTAGTATTACAAGAAGTGGTACATCAACAGTTTATGCAACTTCATCTGATTACAGATTAAAAGAAGATTTAAAAGATTTTAACGCTTTAGAGATTGCATCGAAGATAAAGATGTATGATTTTAAATGGAACTCAAACAATACTAGAGATTATGGTGTTATTGCACACGAACTTCAAGAGGTATTTCCACAAGCAGTTGTAGGTGAAAAGGATGGTGAAAATATGCAAGGTGTTGATTACAGTAAGCTAGTACCTATCTTATTAAAGTCAATACAAGAACTAGAAGCTAGAGTTAAAGAACTAGAAAAAGAGATTTAAAAATTTATTATATTTGTTAAAATATTAAATACAAAGTTATGGCAAAAGCAAAAAATACTTACTCGTGGGATTGCAGAACAGTAGACTGTTACCCTTCAAAAGACGATAACACAGACGTTATATATAACATTCATTGGAGATACAACTGCACATCAGATAAAGTAGATGCAGATAGCAACCCATATACTGCTACTATGATTGGTACGCAAGTAATCTCTACTGATGACATCACAGACTTCATACCTTTTGCAGATTTAACAAATGCAAAAGTTACTGAATGGTGTGAGACTACTATGGGTGAAGAGAAGGTTGCTGAAATGAAAGCTAATCTCGATGCACAGATAGAAGAGAAAATCAACCCTACTTCAATTACATTATCAGTATCTGAATAAAAATAATTATATATTTTCTTATTTAAGTTTGTAGTATTATTTGTTTAACAATTAAATTTTAATACTATGCCAAGCACAGGTTTAATGAATGGAACACTTCTTGTACTATCAATAAGTACAGACGGTAGTTCATTTACAAATTTAGGACACTCAACATCGGCTAGTTTATCATTCGCTTTAGATACTCCTGAAGCTACCTCTAAAGATAGTGGTGGTTACAGAGAGGTTATTGCAGGCACGAGATCATTGGACATATCGTTCGATTCTTTTGTTGCCTATGATGATACTGTAGATGTTGATACTATGATAGGACACGCAAATAATAGAACAAAAATCCACGCAAAATTTGGTACTGCCGTAAGTGGTGATACTACTTATGCAGTACAAGGGTTTATTAGTTCTATTGATTACACGGCAGATGCAGAAGCACCTATAACTTTTTCAGGTACTTTTACTTCTACTGGTGCAGTTTCTATAGGTACAAACTAATAATTTTTATATTCTAATTATTAGTATTAGTTTTACTATATGAATAGTAAAAGAGGTTATATAAAAATAGAGATTGGAGGGAAAGAGAGAACCCTCCATTTCTCTATGAATTTTTGGTGTCACTTCACAGAAACTCTCGGTATCGGTCTTAATGATCTTGAACAATACTTCACGGCAGAAAACTTAAACATATCATCAATAAGAGCATTGATTTATTCAGGTTTGATTGCACACGATCAAGAAGAAAAGAACCCTATTGACTACACGATATACGATGTTGGTAGTTGGTTAGAAGACTTTGGTGCAGTAGAACTACAAAAGGTGATGACTGCACTAACTGAATCTAGGATACTTGGTAACGATCTTAATATGGGAATACCAAGAGTAGCTAAGGAAGAAGTAAAAAAAAAGTAGATACTGATATTTGGGAGGACATCTTAGACTTCTACATAGGTCAATGTGGAATACACCCTAATACCTTTTGGAGGAATACGTTTGCAGAGAATACGAGAATGTCTGAAGCGTTTCAGATACATCAGAACCTAGAATGGGAAAGACTACGTTACATATCTGCAATGCTTGTAAATGTAAATGCAACGAAGAGTTCACAACGCATACAACCAAATAAACTATTCAAACTACCACAAGATAATTCACATAAAAAGAAAGTCTCAAAACCGTTAAGCAAAGAGGAATTAGATAACGTTTTAAAAGACTGGGATAAGACTATGACAGAAGGTAAAATATCTAAGATGTAAAATATTTATATTTGTTACTAAATTCTAATTTATGGCAACGGAAAGATTAAAGTTTGAATTTGATGGTGACGCTAGTAAGTTTAACCAAGCCATCAAGAAAAGTGAAAAAAGCGTTAGTGGTTTTAGTTCTAATCTAGCAAAGGTTGGTGGTGTTATTGCAGGGGTTTTTGCAGTAGATAAGATAATGGAGTTTGCAGGTGGTGTTATAGAAACCACATCTACCTTTCAAAGGTTTGAATCTGTACTTACAAATACTTTAGGAAGCGAATCAGAAGCACAAAAAGCATTAGATAGGATTACAGACTTTGCATCTAAAACACCATTTAGTGTATCTGAATTGACAGATAGTTTTGTAAGACTAGCTAATCAAGGATTTAAACCTACATCAGAAGAGATGAGAAAACTTGGTGATCTAGCATCTTCTACTGGTAAAGAATTTGTTATGCTTACTGAAGCTATTATTGATGCTCAAGTAGGTGAGTTTGAAAGGTTAAAAGAGTTTGGTATTCGTGCTAGTAAGCAAGGGGATCAAGTAACATTCACTTTTAAAAACGTAAAGACACAAGTTGATTTCACATCTGACGCAATACAAAACTACATACTTTCTCTTGGTGATCTGAAAGGTGTATCAGGTGCAATGGTTGGTATATCAAATACATTAGGTGGACAGATATCAAACTTAGGTGATTCATTTGATAAGATGAAAGATACTATAGGTGATGCCTTAATGCCAGTATTAACTTCTGTGATAAATAAGTTCAAAGGATTATTTGGAATGATAACTGATTTGTTAAATCCAAATCAAGCATTAATAGACGACTTTAAAGAAGCAAAAGATGCAGTTGATAATTTAGAAGAAGCAAGATTTGCATTGTCTGAGACACAAAGAAAATTAGTTGAAATTACCAATGAAAGAAAAAGACAAAGACTCGCAGAACTTGAAAATGAAATATCAGTAGAGACAGATAATTTAACATCAAAAATTCAAAGACAAGGTGAGGTGTTAGATATTGAAAATCAAAAATTAAAAAAATTAAGTGATTTATTGATTGAGTTAAATGGTAATCAAAACACGACAGCAAAAAGTTTAGAGTTTCAAACAGATAGATTCTTAAAACAAAATGAAGTTGTAAAAGAAGCACAAAAAGAGTTTGATACTTTAACAAAAGAATTGTCAGAGTTTAACAGAAAGGTTAATGAAATTAAAAATCCAACTAAAGATTTATCTGATGCAACAACACAAATTGCTACAGATAATATAAGCTATAATACAAGTCTAAAAGAAACAATTCCTTTAACTACACAACTATCAGAATCATTAAATATTGCGTCTTTAAATACGAGAGATTATCTCAGTTCAGTACAAGATACAAGTGAAGCACAAAAACAATTTGCACTTATTTCAAATATTGTGACTACTGGTATGAATTTGATGTTTGATGCTTTATCTAATCCTGATGCTTTTAGTACATTTTTAAAATCAATTCAACAAGTTGTAATCCAATTATTAAAACAGCTTGCTATTATGATTGCAATCGCTGCTGTTATGGCTGCAATAGGAGGCACATCATTTAAAAGTGCATTTAAACTTGTTGCAGGCTTTGGAGGAGGAGGAGGAGGATCAGGTGGTGGTATGGGTGGCATACTTGGTTTTGCTAACGGTGGTATAGTTACAAAACCAGTTATGGGTATGATTGGAGAGGCAGGTCAATCGGAGGCAGTAATACCATTAAACAGATTACCACAGATGGTAGGTGCAATAGGAGGTAATCAAAAAGGTGAGTTTGTATTAAAAGGCCAAGATTTAATATTAGCACTTGAAAGAGCAGGAGACTTCAGATCAAGAGTAACTGGTTAGCGTTATGGCATACGGAGAAAAATATTTTACGAATTTTTATGATACCGATAATCATAAATTTAGATTACAGATATTTCAATGGAATTATAGTGGCACACCTTCTTCTAATTTAACTCTAGCAGAAGATGGTGTTACAGTAAATTATTCTCAAGATGATGATTATTTTCAACCTATAATAGGATCAACTTGTAAATTAAAAATTTATGTTGAAGAATCAACTGGTGGTGCTGAATGGCAAGTAGAAGATACAAACTGGAATATAGCAGACTTTGTTTGGGAAAGAAGTGAGTATGATTTTTTAATACCAACTAATGATAGAGAATTTAAAATAAAAGTAAACAGAGAGAACGCAAATGGCACTACAACTTCTACCACTTCAGTAAGCGTTTTGAAAGATTCTACTGCATCGTTTTCTTCTGAAATAAAAGTAGGTGACTTAGTAATAAACAATACAGACAATACCACTACAACCGTTTCTGCCGTAACAGACAATAACACACTAACACTAGCCTCTGATATATTTACTTCAGAAACAACGACTGGTAAAAGTTATACTATATTTAGAAACTTTTGGACTGGTTTCATTATGCAAGACAGTTACAACTTACCTATTGCTCAACATCCTTTTGCCGTTGAAATATACGCTTCTGATTTGATTGGTACTTTAAATGGTTATAATGTTGATATAACAACGGAAAGACCACAAGCATTTGATGTAATACAAAATTGTCTAAAGAAAATTAATTTAGAAAGTGGTGCAGGCACTACATCTCGTAGTTTAGATTTTAGTTATAAAGTTTTATGTCGATTGAATCAATTTGCTGGCTCAAGTTTTTCAAACAATGATAATACATTTGTTCAAACATACATACTAAGTGTTGATGGATTACAAGATGAGAATGGAAATTACTTAAACTGTAAAGAGGTATTAATATCAATACTCAGAATGTTTAATTGCAGAATATTTCAACACGAAAGTGCTTGGACTATAATTGACAACGCTTCATTAGCATTAACTTCTTTTAGTGACGGTGGTGGTTCTTATTCAAAAGAGTTTAAGACTTATGATAAAAGTGGTACATCTGTGGGAACGGAATCGATTACTTCTCCAATAGTTAATATAAATAGTTCTCAATCTGAAAACACAATACAACCTTTAGATGATGATTTACTTAAAGTTATAAGAAGACCTGCAATAAGACAAAGAACACAGATAAGAATAAAAGACACTCTGAAATCAAGATTTAATAATAGTGGATATGAATTTAATACTGCACCTACTGGTGCAACACCATCTTATGGTCGTGATGTTACTGACTGGACAATTTCAGATAAATCAAAGGCTTATGCTGTCAATGAAACTGCACAACAATCAGGTGTGGTTTTTGGTATTACACCTTATGCAGGTGATTTTTCATTAATCACTATAGGTAACAGTGCTTCTGCTACTGTTATTGCAGAAAATAATACTGGTAATATCGGTACTACATCTGAAGAAATTAAATTAAATTTTGCACATTATGCTTTAGATAGAAATAATACTGGACAACTTTTATTATACTCAATAAGATTTAGGTTATCGGTCATTGCAGTATCTACCTATTATTGGAAAATTGATACGCAAGAATGGACTACAAACGCTACACAAGGAATAAACACTATTACTGGTGCAGTTCAAGAGCAATGGATTTTAAATGAAATAAACGTAAGTCCTCCTCCTGATACTGGTACTGCAAAAATTGAATTTTTCTTGCCTCGTGAAACTGGATTTGAAAGTGCAGACTTTAGAATATATTATGATGATGTAACTTTAAGAAACCAATCTGACTTTGGATTGTTTGATACAAATACTACTATAGTCAAAACAGATTTCTTAGAAAATAGTGGTGTTCTGAAAGCAGTAGAAAACAGATATGGTATGCTTAACGACACAAAATATTCTAATAGCTTAGTGAATAGTTCAGGTACAAGCATAAGTGCTTACAAAGGTTTTGATGATACGCAAGGTTCAACTTTAGAAACCTTAATAAACAAACAAAGACTAAACGAATTTGCTACTAACAATTTTAGATATGAGGGTACGTTTAGAAAGATTTCAGATAGTAATGGGTTTGTAAAAATAATAGATATGTTGACTTTGCCTAAAATTAATTTCACTACTTTATCTGAAGATAGTCATCAAGCTATTGATAGCTTAGAGTTTAATGTTTCAAAAAATAGATATAGTATTACATCACATAGACCAACCCAAAGTAATCTTACGTTGTTAGGTGATATAAATAGTATTACTGAATTCTATGAAGAGAAACCTGAAGATTAAGATTTCTTCTCTAAGTGCTTTA